CGGATTGTATCCGTAGCCCTCATACTCTTTGCCGCAGATGCAGCACACTTTCTTTTCTTCTTTCTTTTCCATCACTTCAAATCTTTAATGTTTATTTGGCAGGACGGATGCCATACCTGAATATTCCGAGCAAACATCACATCCCTGGTTTCTATCACTACGTGTCCCTTTGTCTTGGCCCTGCGCAGACGGAGGTCGCTTTGTATGTTACGTTCTACCCAATCGTCCACCACGGCCTCCGCTTCCTGTTCTTTCAGGAGTATCTGGTACAGCTTATTCTCCCATTCCATCATTCAAATAATCCTCCATATTATCGTCCTTCAATGTTTTGGCAGCACCTTCTTCCCATATCACGTAGGGTTCACCGGGCTTTTCCATAAAGCGGCTTTTGCACCAGGCTTTGAAACAGCTTACCATGATTTTCACATCGGCATCATATTCCACCTTGCGGGCGCTTCTACCTGCCGGATGAAGTCCCTCGGCATGGCTGATGAAGATAAACAGTTTCTTGGGATGACGTTCCTTGAACTCCTTGTAGGTCTTGTAGTTCAAGCCGCTGTATTGGAAGCTGTCGATAATCACGATGCCGGGACTGCCCCGGCGCTGCAGACGTTCCTCCAGCTGGTCCATCGACTCGCGGTCAAGGATAACCAACCGCTTGCGCACTTCGTCCATCTTATGCCGTTTCAGGCTCATCTGGAACGAAAGGCCAGTGCTTTCTTCCAGGCTGTCATAGATGACACGTCCGAAGCCGCACAGGTACTTGGCCAGCTGCATCACAAAGCTGCTCTTTCCGTTCCCGCTGGCACCCCAGATAATCCACACGCCACTCTTGGCAGGGTTGCCAATCGAGGCTTGCCAAGCCCCGGTAAATTCATACCGGGGTATCTTCATATTCAGCACCTCACCGGGGCTGTAGGCTCTTTTCAGTTTCATGCTTGCATCCTCCTTAATTTTTCGATTTCGGTATATACGCGCCGCAAGCCGCCTCCGGTGCTGTGAACAATCTTGGCAATGTCGGCACCGTCCGGGGCATTGATTTTGGCCACGATGGCAGCCTGTGCCTTCAGGAATTTTTCACGTTCCTGAGCATCGTCCGGGGTCACCTTGCTGTAGGAGTCACCGTAGCGGCTCAACATTTCGGTATAACCCACCTTCTTGCCTTCGATGGCGCGGTTGATCTTTTCCTTCAGCCCGTCTGCACCCATCATATACCAGGCACAGCAGCGTTCCGTAGCGTTCCAAAGCGCCTTCAGCTCCAGGAAGGCTTCATACTGCAGGTCGCCGGCTTCATCCAAGATAACCAGGGGCGTATCAATCGTGCGCAGGTAAGCCACCAGATCCTCATACACGTCGCTGTAGCGTCCGTTGCTGGTCACGCCGAATTCCTTGGCAATGTAGCGTATCAGCTTCAACTTGGTCTTCACCTGGCTGCAGTCCACATATACGGCGTGCTTGTGCTGCTTCACGTAAGCTTTCGCTGTAAAGGTCTTGCCGATATTGGGCATATCGCACAGGATGGCGCTCAGCCCGCTTCCCTGGCACACTTCCAGCTGCTTGCTCACAAACACATAGGTCGGGGTCTGTGCTGCCTGCCAGGGCATTTCCGTACGCAGTTGTACGCCCAGTCTTCGGGCTATGCCTACCCAGTTGGCATCACTGACCTGCTTTTCATAATTGCCCCGCTTGATGGTATTGTACACGCTGGGGGCTATGCCCAGTGCCGTGGCATGGCGGTTGTCACTGGGATAATTTTCACGGTCGGCGGCTATCGCTGCCACAATACGTTGCTTTACTTCATTTGTTATTTCCATTTGAATGCTGTTTTAAATTCGTTCTAACGTCGTTAATTATATCTTGGCTACTGCATCATGCTCGAAGGCACTGATGTCCATATAGGCTGAGTAATCTTCTTCCTCGGCTTGGGTAGGAAGGGGAACGGCTTCCGCCTGTACCTCTGTTATCAGCTTTGCTTCCTCTTTGGCAAGGATGCCCACACGCTTAATCTTGCCGTCCTTCATCATTTTGTCGAACCGGGCTACATACTTGGCCTGTTCGGTATAGGCTGCCTTGTCGTATTCGGTCTGCTCGGCAGTGGCTTCATTGTAACGTTTCACCTTCTGGCAGGTGTCTATTAACCGTCCATGCTGATATACATAAATTTCCTGCACATTACCGTCTGCGCCTGCCAGCCAATAGGCATCCACTTGGTAGTTGCGCGGTTCCAACCGGTCTATTACGTTCGGGTCGGACAGACGATATACTTCATGGTTTACCGTCAAATAGGCATTCTGCCGGATGGACGTTTCGGTATGCTCACCGATATACCGGTACAACACCGCTTTATCCCAAGGACGAAGATCCGGGTTCTGTGTTCCACAAAGCACATCCCAACGCGTCATGCCAGGATATTTCTTTTGATTGGGGTGCGGCTGGTTGTTCCATTCTTTGATGGAAGCAATATCATCAGCCACAAGCTGCTCGTAAGTATAGGTAGGCACCCGATAGGTGTTGTTCAGTTCGTCATATACCTTTTCCACTTTCGGACGGTTGGCTTCCAGTTTGGCCCACCAGCGGCCGATATTCTGCTGAGTCCGTTTTTCCACGCTGTACTTCTTGCCGCGGTTCACGTGCTCCTGGCGTTTCTCACGGCTGTTGCCGGGGTTGCACCAGTGTATGAGGGGAAAAACCACACCGGCTTGCATCAGGCCGTCTGTGAATTTGTTCACCAGATGGTGTTCCACCTCTATCTGTGCCGGCATATACCAGCCGTTCTGGTCGATGGTCTGAAACATGTTCCTCATACAATCCAGAAACAGGTCCTTGTTCTTGTTCCGGTTGTAGGCGTATCCTACAACGGCACCGCTTGCCACGTCGCTTACATAATAGGCATGCACATAGTTCCCATCGCGCATAGGTCGCGGAAGGTCTCGGTCGTCAGCGGAAATCTTGCTGAATGCATATTGCGGCAGGCTGCGCAGATGGTAGGGGCGCTGGGAGTTGTTGAAGTTCCATTGGGTCTGATGAACTTTGGCCAGCAAGGCAATGGTCTTGGGCTGTTTCAATATGTTGGCTATCGTAGCTTTGCTCAAAACCACCGGATTCCCGCTTTTGTCAGTGAAGTCTTCAGGGTTGAAGATTTCACCCGTTTCCGGATCGTAGGCTTCGCAGTTCCCTGTCACAAACTGGTTATACATTTCTGCCACTACGGTATCATAAGGGTGCTCCGCTTGGGCGGCAAGACCACGGACCAGGTCTTCAATCTTATAAGTCACCTTCCTTCGGTTCTGGTTCATGAACTTGCGGCTGATAAGGCTTTCATAGCCGTTGGACTTGAAGTCATTCACACGCTTCTTGAAGCGGTTGGAACTCACGGGCAGGGTATGCCCGAACTCTGCCTGATAGTAGCTGATGGCTCCTGCCAGCTCGCCCCAGTTCACCGGACCGGCCTTCATGGCCTTGCGCATAAAGGTGGCATCGTCCATCGCACGAAGCACGGCTTCAATGACCGAAGCGTTCACCGTATATTCCTGGATGTGTTCCGGCGGCAGGGTGTCGCCGTTGTCAAAGCGGAACCGGGTGTAGAATTCCCGGGCTTTCGCATCGATGTGGTAATGACCGATAAACCAGTTTCTCAAAATATCTTCTTTCATTTCTCCGTATTTTAATTTTATCCGTTCCTGAAATCGCAGGGGCATGGTGGCAATCTCTATCAGTGCATAACTTCCAAGCCCCTTGCCTTGTCGCACTACGTTGATTTCTTTCCTGGCCGCCAGCTTCTTGTAATTGGGTACCGACATGATGGGAGCAAGTTCTTCCATGGAAAGCATGGAGGGATGATGTCCTCGCAGCGCACGGCTCTTGCTGTAGTCGGCCTTTCCGTCTTCCCGAATCACCGGGCGGTCATCGTAGGTCAAATCCTTGTATGATATGCACAATATCTTTCCATAATACTCCATTTCATTGCTGTTTATAAGGCAGCTGCCATCTGTTGGGTCTCGTGCTGCAGCTGCATGAAGTCTGATACAAACTCACATTGGTAGGTTTCGGTCCGTTTCCCGTCCACGTACACGTCCACATCGTTGGTCTTCCGGTGGACTACCAGTTTTACACGGGGACCGAAGGTGCAGGTCATGGTATGCTCACACTCTTCAAAGGTCGTTTCACAGTTGGGGATGAATCCGCCGTCAGTCAGCTTGCCGCCTCGTTTCAGGGCGAGGGTGCGGATCCGGCGGGCTTGGTCACTGTCACGGACAAAATTCAGTGCCTGCCACACAGCCTGGCGGCTGCACTTAAAGGTCTTCATCAGGAAGGTCTTTGTCTCGTTATCTGTCAAAATCTGCTTTCTCATATCGTTTATCTCTTGATTTATTGCTATATTTGGCGAAAATTTAAATTGTAAACACCATGATTCCATACGTACTGTTCACAATAGATATTAGTACTGACAATACAGATATTACCGAAGAAGCATTTCGCGAATCAGTTGCTCCTTGTCTAAACCGCCTTCAGGACTTGAAGGGTAGCTTTGACCGCAATACGGACATAACCACTGCCCTTCGTCGTTCCGCACAAGATGGTGGACATGAACACTATGTAATGCGTGTAGTCCTGGGTATTTCCGTAGGCATGGCTCGTGCCGAACATCTTCTGCAGGTTTATGACGCTTATGCCGAACTGATTGCTTTCGAACTTCCGGAGTATAAGGTGCAGGCTGCAAGTGAGATTCTGAAATTTCAGAATTCCCCCAAGTGACACCGCTGCCTGTTCTCTTTCTCTCTATACGGGAACCGATAGCCTGCCTTGCTTCCCGGCTCAGGCATTCCATCGGGATGCTGTACACTAAAACAGGACGTTCTCCCTTTTCATTGGCTCGGTATCCGTATCTGAGGGTACCTACCGCCAATTGACGATACAACGCATCACCAATGATGCTTTTCAGATTCTCTACGCTGATAGTCGCGTAGTGATTGTCCGACAGGATTTCTATCTGTCCGTTTGCTGTTTGTACATTACGCTTCAGTTCGTTCAGTATCTTTTGGTAACGAACAGGCAGGCTGTCCACATACACCCTCGCAAAGGGAGCCGTTCTGGCCATATCCAATACCTGCTGGCTGCGAAGCCGTCTATAGCATGCTATACTCATTACTTGGAGCAATTCTTCAACGCTTACGGTTGCTCTATTAAATTTCTTTGCCATAATCTGAATTTTTTAAAGGTTAATATTGTGGGGCGCGGGGAATCGAACCCCGGCGGCTTTCTACGCTTTCTCATTTTCTATTTACCAACTTTCCGGCCGTGCCTGCCGCCCCTGCCCGTCTTTCCGGGCTGCCAGTTATCCGGCAATCTATTTGCCTTGTTCTTCTATCATCGAAAGGACAACCTTCCTGTCTTCATCCCAAAGCGGAAGCCCCAATTCGATGGTTCGTTTCACCACTTCCACCTCACCGGCCAGCCTTACCGCTTCTTTGCGGAAATCGGTATCGTCATACGCATGTGCCTTGCCAATCAGAAAGTCGGCAAGGTCGCTGTTACGTTGCCGCATGGACTCCTTCAGGTTGGCGTTTGTGTCCTCCAACACTCCTAAGCGAATGCCGATTTCTTTGAGCGATTGCCGGATTCCTCCGCTCGTCGGGTCGTCCATCGCTTTAAACTCCTTGCAGAAGTCATCCTTATACATGTCTGTGGCCATATAAAGCCGGTTGATAATGGCAAATGTTTCTGCATTTACCGCGCATTGGGTTCTTTCCTCAAATTCTTGCTGTGTCATAATCCTTATGTTTTTATTTTTCTTCTATATGTATCATATCCAGTATGTTGTCCGTCGCCATGCTGTTGCATACAAGGATGGCAGCCTTCACTCCGTTTTCCTTCATCCACCTCTTTGCTTCGGCAATGGCAGGTGATTTCTGCCAGCCGTCTGAAATGGCAGCACCCAAATCATTATAGTGCTCATCTGTCAGTTCAAACCAGTATCTTTTCATGTTCTTTAATCCTTAAAATTCGCTAATCACACGCCTTTTTTGTATATTTGGCGCGCTGTTTACATCTTAAACACGCTGCAAATATAGACAAGATTTCTCGATTATGAAAGGAAAACAACAAGAAAAATCACCTATTAAGCAAAATATCTTGCTTTATTTAGGAAAAAAAGGTGTAACACCCTATGAGTTTTATAAAGAATCGGGGGTTACAAGAGGAATTCTGCAACAAAATAATGGTATCAGTGAGGATAATATAGCAAGATTTCTCGCGTATGCTCCAGATGTAAACATCGAATGGCTTCTTACCAGCAAAGGAACCATGTTAAAAGACGATTTGAACAGCATTCAAACAACAAAAGAATCAACCCCTTCTGAGCTACCTGCTACTTCTGATGACGCATCTGCCGACACACCTGACACCGCCCATGCACCCGAAGCCGTCGCTGTTTCAATTTCCCAAAAAGAAAAGCAGACCATGAAGCCAATCCCGTTGGTCACGGAAACCGCAGCAGCTGGTTTTGGCAACTGTGACTTTGCCATCGCAGAACAGGATGTCAAGGATTACTATGTCATCCCGAAATTCCGCTACAGCCGAGTCGATTTCATGATCGAAGTATCCGGACTATCCATGCACCCTCATTTCAATCCCGGAGACATCATAGCCTGCACCATCCTCACCGATCGAAAGTTCCTTCAGTGGAACAAGTGCCACGTCATTGCCACTCGCGAGCAAGGCATTCTTGTCAAACGTCTTATGCCAAGCAAGCAGAAGAACTGTCTCACTGCCATATCCGACAACAAGGACTACCCTCCATTCGATATTCCGCTGGATGAAATCACAGGCATCGCGCTTGTGGTCGGATCTGTCAGCCTCGAATAAGCCTTCCATACTCAGGCATCAACATGCAGTCGCATTTCACATGATACACGCAGCCGCCTCCCGAACACGGCGCACGCACACTCTTTGGAAGGCTATTTCAGGCTATCAGAGCGTAAAATCACTGAAAATCAAAGGTATCACTCTTATATATATAAGGTATACCAAAAAATAAATGTCGTTTTTCCTCTCCGAAAATAGCGAAAAACGGCACTTATTTACATTGGCAACCCCTTTTCCTATTTCGGGCGTACCCTCTAAAAACCGAAAAAGTAACCCTAAAAGTAACCCTAAACTCATTAAAGTAGTAACCCTAAACAGTAACCGTAATAGTAACCCTAAACTCAAAATTACCACCCGTAAGGGCATAAAAAAAGGGGAGCCATAA